GCATATGTAGGCACCGCAGCCCACGAGATCTTGGAAAGATGCGTCAAGGGGCAACACAAGGCTGACAAGTACCTCGGTACTACAGTCGTTGTCTTTGATGAAGAGCAACAGACGAAGCCATATGTGGCTGAGGTGGATGCTAAGATGGTTGCGGCTGTCAACTTCTTCCTAGAGGAAGTGGGCGAACCTGACTCGGTGACTGAGGGTGAGACATTCTCCGAGCTGGAGATGGAACACTCTGAGATCGAAGGTCTACGAGGAACCGCTGACTACTTTCGATTCAATCGAGAGAGTAGGCATGGGATTCTGGCTGACCTGAAGAACGGAACTTCAACTGTCCAAGTAAAAAACAGAGCTGGAGTAATTAACACGCAATTGCTGTGCTATGCATCTCTTCTGTTCGACAAGTTTGAGGAGCTGGATACGCTAACCATTGCGATTATCCAACCCAATGCGAAAACTAAGTTGAAGACTCGCTCGACGGGTATCAACAGAAAAATTGTAGAGGAACACCTTGACAAAGTCAGGGAGGCCGCTAAACTAGCTAATGAGTCGACACCGGAAACATTGAACGTCATCACGAATGAAGGCTCTCATTGTTACTGGTGCAAGGCTCGCAACATTTGTCCTGTGAAGTCTAAGAGTGAACTGGATAGAGATTTTGGGTAATTGTGCCCGTAGAAAGGAAGGTGACTTATCTACTTGTTCCGACAAGTGCGGGAAGAGAAGCCTTACATATCATCACCAATTGGAGGAAGCTAACCAAAGCAATAACAGAGTTTAAGATTGAGTTTTACTATCGAGTTTTCAAAGAAAGAATTGAGTTTATTATGAGTCGAATTACACTACCTGCCGGAATCGCATCTTTCCCTGCTTTGTTCGAGCCTGTCGTAGGCTTTGAGGGCACTCCCCCAAAGTACAACGTCACCATCCTGTGGGATCGTGATGCGGACATGTCTGGACTGAAGAAGGCGATTGATGAGGCGATTGCTAAGAAATGGCCAGAAGGACGGCCAAATAATCTGAAGATGCCACTGAAGGATGGCAACACAAAGTTGGACAAAGAGGGCAACGTCCGTCCTGAGTTCGAAGGTAAAAAGTTTGCCAAGGCATCCTGCAATGCGACAGACGTTCCTAAGATCGTCGACGCACAGTGCCAACCCATCATCGACCGCAGCAAGGTCTACGGTGGTGCTGAGATGCGAGTCGCAGTTAGCGTCTTTGCATACGACAAGGGTGGCAACCGAGGCATCAGCCTCTACCTTGGAAACGTGCAAGTGACTGGCGAAGGTCAGCCATTTGGTAACGCATCAACTCCAGAGTCTGACTTCGGATTCTAAACCTTAACGAGTTCCTGTAGCCCATCCGCATTGGGTGGGCTACTTTTCTTACAATACATTTCGGAGGAGTAGAGTTATGAGTCGAGTTTTAGTAATCGGGGACACGCACGCCCCATCGATGCGAGAGGGTTACGTTGATTTCCTTCTCGAAACATACCACGCATGGGATTGCGATCAGGTCGTACATATCGGTGACCTTTGCGATCACACAGCTCTCAGTTTTCACACCAAGAACCCCAAGTTGAAGAACCCAATCGAAGAATACGAGAGGGCACAGGAGCAGGTTGCTGAGATCGTGTCAGCGTTCCCAGAGGCCACTCTAATGGTTGGAAACCACGGTGCCCTACCTTACCGGTGGTGTACTGAGGTCGGCATTCCTACGGAGTTTATGAAGTCCCCGAAAGACCTCTGGCAGCTACCTGATGGATGGGACGTAGTCAATCGTTTTGGTCAGCATATCATCGACGATGTGATCTACCAACACGGTGACCGTGGCCGAGCATCTGCCATCTTGAATGCGAAGGACGAGTTCAAGTCCTGCGTACAGGGACACCATCACAGCAAGGCTGGAGTAACCTTCTTCGCCAACAAGCACACTCGGATCTTCGGGATGCAAGTAGGCTGCGGAGTTGACGACACAACCCTAGCAATGGAGTACGGTGTCAAATACACCTCGAAGAGTATTCTAGGCTGTGGAGTTGTTCTGGACGGTATCACACCAATTTTTGAACCATGGCAGGTATAGGGGGACAGTAAAATGCTTGATAAGATGCTGGTAGCCATGCCACTGATAGTCGGAGCTTTATATGCTCTGACAGGCATTGGCTACCTTTGGAAGCGAGAATTTGGCTGGGCAATTGTCTGGCTTAGCTATGGTCTAGCTAATGTAGGCTTAATAATGGCTGCATCTGGAAAATAGTTATGCGGTAAAAGGCGGGGTTTCCTGACAAAATCAGGATTCCCTGCATTTTTATTGCTGATAGGGCTTGTCAGTGACGATAAGGTTACTATACTTAGGACATAACGAGTCGAGACAACCTAACGGAGGAGACAGAGATGAAACAGCAATACCAAGTAGTTGAGTACACACCTGAGCGAAAACTAAAAGATCAGGGGGTTATCTCAAGAGAGACCATCGCAGGAATGCTACAGCTTGGCAGACTCATGAGTGCTGCTAATGTGACAAAAGATTTAGGGGGTTACAGGATTGTCTGGCCTCATGGACTTGGGGCATCATTGATTTTACCAGTTAACGGAGGAGAGTAATATGAGCCAACAACACCAGACACTAATCAACAGAGTCCACAACCTACAGAAGGCACTGGGTTGGAAGAAGCAGCCAGCGAGCGACTTCAATGGCTGGGACTTCATGAAGTTCATCAAGGTCATTCGCAAACTAGAAGATTCACTATTAGCACGAGGAGTTTAAGATGTTTATAGATTTACGAGATGTAACTGTTAGACCAGTTTGCAAGGATGACCTTTTGGCTGTTCAACGTATCGAAGAGATGGAGTACCAAGGCGACGACACCTACATGGCAGAAGAGATGGAACAGATGTTCTTCGACCGTGAAGAGTCCCTGTTCAGCTACTCTTGCTACGTTGCTGAGTACATGGGTGACATAGTCGGCTACGCCATCTCACTTGAGGTTCCTAAATTCCCGTGGCTAAAAGATCTAGGTCGGATTTATGTCCTAGAGGACTACCGCAGGAACGGTATCGGATCTGCTATTCTGGATAAGTTGAAGCCAGAGAAAGAGGGTCACCGAGTATCGATCGAGGTTGGACTGGAAGACTACGATAAGGCACGATTCCTGAAGAACAATGGCTACATCGTCACTGCCGTCGAAGACACAGAGTACGACGAAAACGGTGAGCTAGAGATGGAGGGTTACATGGTAATGACAAATGAACTCAAGAAGCGAATGACTCTTGAGCGACGAAACCTTTGGAGGGCAAAATGAGAACACTTTTCCTAGACTTCGAAACTGCATCGCAGGTGAAGATCAAAGACGCTGGAACTTGGGGCTACGTTTGCCACCCTACCACGCATGTCTTGATGGTCTCCTACGCCTTCGATGATGAGAAGCCTACGACAGCCATCGCACCTGAGCGACTGCCTATAGAGGTCGAGGAGCATATCAGATACGGTGGAGTCGTAGTAGCCACGAATGCTGAATTTGAGTCAGCGGTGTTTCAAGAGTTTTACGGTTTAGCGGCCAACATGAGATGTACCGCATCCGTAGCTCGGTATCTAACACTGCCACCAAGTCTTCACGGAAACGCTGAGGCACTTGGACTCGAAGGTAAGCATCAGGAAGGTTTAGCTAAACTGAAGAAGCACTACAAGGCTACATCAGTCCAGAGTATCCCAAGTGGGGATCTCGCCTTGATCGTGAAGTATTGTGAGCAGGATGTCGAGATGACTCGTGCAGTACATCAGGTCATGGGTGAGCTACCTTCGAAGGAGTTAAAGGTCTGGAAGCTAGATCAGAAAATCAACCGCCGTGGAATCACAGTCGACGTTAAGTTGGCCGAGAAGATCCTAGCGATTGTTGAGGCTGAGAAGGCTACATTAGCTCCTATCCTAGAAAGGCTAACAGATGGCAAGGTTACGGCAGCTACCCAGCGACAGAGGATCCTTGAGTGGATCGTGAGCAAAGGTGTAGAGGCTGCTGACTTGAAGGCTGAGACCGTTGACAGGCTCCTAGAGGGCGAATTAGCTGATGACGTACGCGAGGTACTACTTTGCCGACAACGTGCGGGAGGGAGTGCCACAGGCAAGTTTAAGAAGGTTCTAGCTATGGAGGTCAATGGTAGGATTCGGGGCAACCTGAAGTACCATGGGGCGACTACTGGACGATGGGCAGGATCTGGCTTTCAGGCCCACAACATGCCTCGTGGAAACGTAGACGACACCGATGCACTAGCCGACTACTTCCACAGCCGCGACCTAGCGTCCGTTAGAGAGGTGGCGGGCAACGTGTTCGATGGAGCTAAATCGGCTGTTAGACCGCTTGTGACGGCCTCTGAGGGACGAATGCTGGTTGTGGTCGACTACAGCTCGATCGAGGCTAGGGTTCTTGCATGGCTAGCGGGCCAGAGTGACCTGATAGATGCCTTCAGGACTGGCGAAGATATTTACTGCTCATTTGCATCGAAGATCTTCGGCAAGCGTGTCACGAAGGCTGACAAGCGAGAGCGTATGGTAGGCAAGGTTGGAATCCTCGGCTTAGGCTACGGAATGGGTGCCAACAAGTTTCAGGCTACTTTGATGGACTGGGTTGGTATGGATGTTACAAACCAATTCGCTAAGAATGTAGTCGACACCTATCGTAACTCCTATGGCGACATTCGCAACTTCTGGTATCAACTGGAGAGGGAGGCTGTTGCATGTATGAGAGGCTCTGGTGAGTCTCGATGGACGCACGAGGACAACCGGTTGACGTACACTCTGGAATCTGGTAGAGACATATCATACCAGCAACCATATCTGTCAACAGGTAAGTTTGACAATGTCCAACTTAGCTTCTTCAAGCCACTTGGTAAGAAGATGTTCAGGAACAGCACTTACTCAGGTAAGTTAGCTGAGAATGTAGTTCAGGCTACTGCGAGAGACGTTATGGTCGATGCAATGCTTGAGCTAGATGCGAAGGGTCACGACATAATACTAACTGTCCATGATGAAATCATCGTAGAATGCGATGAATCTAAAGCGGACTTGACTCTGAAAGCGGTGGAGAGTATTATGAGTCGTGGGAGTCAGTGGACTACTGGATTGCCTTTGGCGGTCGAGGGGTTCGTCACTAAGAGATTTAAAAAGTAATGGAGGAAGTTATGAGTAAGAAGTACGATACGATTAATCTTGATTGGGATGGTGTCATCTGGGACTTTATGCAGGCGTTCTGTGACTGGAATGGCGTTCAAGTTCCAGACACTAACAAGTGGGAGTTCTATGAGGATCTGTCTATGACGGCAGGTAAGTTCCAAGATGTACTGAGTGAGCTACCGCAGGAGTTCTGGCAGCAGGAGAAGTATATCATGCCTCATGCTCATAAGCTAGTCGAATGGGCTAAGGCTAACGCTGAGAACGTGTTCGTGCTTACTGTAGCTCCTGAGTGGACTACAGCACAGGGCAAGCAGAACATCGCTCGTAAGCACTTTGACTTAGGTGTCTACACAGTCCTCAAGGCAGAAGAGAAGGTTGAGTTTGCTACGGATGGTGCTTTACTCATCGACGACAAACCTAGCTCAGTTGTTAGGTTTGCCAATGAGACCAGCTTATCGGGCGGCTACATCTGGCCTGCCGAGTATAATGAGGGACTCGATGAGTCGTGGTACTTCGACGTATCGCAGCTTGAGGAGCCTACTGTTGACTCGAAGCCAGTGTTAGATTACGATGCTATGGATGAGGCGAAGCGGCGTAAGATGACTCCACTCTATTCGGGGTTACTTGCCTACTTCCCTGATGCGTTAGCTCTCGTGGCTCGTAACAGCATGGTCGGTCACTACCAGCACAACGATCCTAACGATCCGATGTACTGGGATAGAACGAAGTCTGCGGACGAGATGGACGCTATGATTCGCCACATGGCAGATCACAGCAAAGATCCATACGATAAAGACGGGACACTACATATGTCGAAGGTTGCTTGGAGAGCTTTGGCGTTCGTTCAGAAGTTTATTGAGGAGGAGCAAAATGAGCAAGGGTGATAAGAATAGGACGGTTGACAGAGAATCCTATCGTGATACAATGGAGCGTATCAAACGGAACGAGGAGCGTAAGAAAGCCAAGTCTGATGCGGACTGGCAAAGTTTAGCAAAGTTACTAGAATGGATAGAAGGAGACGAAAAATGAGATACCAAGATCAATCGGGCGTTTCACTAAAGCAGCATGAAGCCAACGTGAACACTTTGTTCAGCGACTACCAGAAGACTCGTAAGTCTCATGGGGTCGGAGACGAGCGAGAGGCTAGCATGTGGAAGACATACCTAGCAGCCTCTAAACGGCTACAGGATCGCAAGGAGGCTCTAGATGAAAGCTCTTAGTGCTTTACTCTGGCATATTATTGTGGTACTATCCCTGATGTACTTCGGTATGCATTACATTGCGACATTCACGGCAGGGGCGTTTGTTGCATTCTGGTTCTGTGTTATCAACTTGGCAATTTTTCTTGAGAGGTCTAAAAATGAATCGACTTAAATTTCTACGGGTGGTCTACTTGCTTCCGATCCTACTGTTGGGTCTGTGGCCTGTACCAGTCAACTGTGTCCAGTGTGGCGATCAGGTGATTGTCGAGTCAGTGTTCGCGAGAGTCGCGGGAGGTTGGGAAAGTAATTTCTTTTGCGGTTTCGGGTGTGCCCACGATTGGCTAGATGAGCATCCACTTCGAGATGAGAATGGCGATATTATTAGGAGGACGAAGCAATGAAATATGTATTCACTTTTAATCTGTGGGATGGCCGTAATGTCGACATCGAGTCCAGACTAATGAATTGGGCAATGGAAGATGCGATGAAACAGAACATCTTTCTGGAAGACATTGACACCATTACAATACGGGAGAAGTGCTATGAGTAAGAAACTAAAACCGTACCGGATCATGTACAGGCCAGATAGTTCCCTAATGGATGTTGAGATTGTCTATACTGTAGGTCGGTCTAAGGCAGAGGTTCTCATGGACTTGGTTAACAGCAATAACGTGTACAGTATCAAGAGTATAGAAAGGCTTGACAATGATTAGAGACGAGAAGGGCAAGCTCTCATCTAGCCGAATCTGCTTGTTCATCATGCTTAGCCTGTTCTGCTATCTTAGCATAGCAGGCCAAGCAGTTGAGCCAGTGGTTTGGAATACGATACAGAGCGTTATGCTGCTGTGCCTCGGAGGTGCATCAGTTCGCGGGACAGTAAGCTGTTTAGGAGGTAAGCATGGAACCTAATAGCGTAAAAGTAAATGGAGTCCACTTCGACATCGAGTATGTTACAAACCTCCACATCGAAGGCGAGAATTGCGAGGGTGGCATGTGGCTCAGTGAGCGTGTCATCAAGGTAGACGACAGCCTCGTAGGTGACCGTCTGCATCGAGTTCTTAGGCATGAAGTGATGCACGCCTACTTTGGCTTATCGGGTCTTACAGAGCTATTACCGGCTAATGTCGAGGAAGCTATCTGTGTTATGTCTGAGACAGCATCATATGAGTATTTGTACGATGGGTTTAATTAGGAGAATTGGTATGTTTGTGGCTTTGTTTACTTTGTCCTATGTAGTAGCCTTTATGTTTGTTGTAGCTTATTATGACAGAAAATAGAAAATTAGTTAATATCCCGCTTGACTCTTGCCGATGTATCCCTATACTGGAAGTGAGAGACAGGCGGGACTTTTAACATTGGAGGGTAAGATGCTACGACTAACAATGCTCAATGGAGAGCAGCATGATCTGCAACACGGATCAACCGATAATGAGCGGAGATGGGCAATTGCATATCTCAGGAACCAAGATATAATCTCAGTATCAGTGTTTGTAACTGACTCTGAAGGTTTATCAACAGAAGAAGTTTATGGGGGATAACATGGGAATCATGGCAATATTTGTTTTGGTTGTAGCCGCACCAGCAATAACTTTTTGGGTAGCAATTAACTTTGGAGAATGATATGAAAACTAAACCAACTTGGCTTGAGATACTGCCAACACTAACAGACGCTGAGCTTCGGCGGGAGTATAGCAACCTATTCGATGAGGGCAGGGATTACAGATCCGAGCCATCATCTCGCGACTTAGTGATCGCGAAACTAACTATCGTTAACAATGAAATGCGAAAGAGGGGTATCTAATGGAAATTAAGAAAACAGTAGGACAGGCGGGACAATACCGTAAAAACTATGTCATCCACACTAAATGCGGAAAGGAATACTTTGCAAAGGCTGCCGTCTCTCAGGGCTATGAGTGCGGCGGTGTTAAGTTCAAGAGCCTACGAGAGGTCAAGTCAGCTATAGTCGCAGGAGACTTCGCTGAGGAGGCTACAGAGGCAAGTGAGGTCTCTATGTCAGATGGAGTTGATACTTGGGATTGTGTGCATCCGTGTGCCCTACTCTGTGCTCGCGAGTTTGCGTTCGGGAATATGAAGGACGTGTACTTAGAGACGCTCGGCAACTATGGTTGGCTCGATGTCATGGGTCGACCAGACATTGCTAGAGCTGAGCGAGAAATTAAAAGAGTAGATAACCTTAGAAAGGGGGAGTAGAATGTTTATGGTGTTTTTGTCGGCCTGTGCATCAGTGTATGTCACAGCAGCGGTTTGGTTAGCTTTCAGATTCGATAGCAAACGATAGATATAGAAACGAGAAAAGCCCCCATAGCTACATGAGCTATGGGGGCTTTCTTATGTTATGGGTGGTGACTTTCGAAACGATCTACTCATCACCAGCTATCGGGGCAAATAGCTTCCCATTAGTCTTCTACTGTTAATGTGAGAACCTGAGAGCAAACATATTGCCCACCGGCATCTCTGTATTGAGCCGTCATGTACCAAGTACCGTTAGTGGTAGGTGTTCCAGTTAGCTCACCATTCACGTCCCAATGCAGGCCATCAGGTCTATTTGAGGTAACTACGCCAGCGGAGGAGATACAGTCTGTAGTGTAGAATGTCATGTCTACCAGTAACAAGCTACCCTCTGTCGCACTGTTAACATCGAGTGGCGTGTGAACGCCGGATGTAAGGGCAGTGTTTCTAGTTAAGGTTAAAACTTGCGTACCTGCTGAATCATCTATTACACCCTCAGGTGTGATCCTGATAACAGCATTAACTTGGTCGGCAACCTTAGTCCTGTTGGTCGCAGATCCAGTTGAGCTGAATTCGATAAGTTCAATGCCTTGATCGAAGGTAGTGCCTTTACCGCCACACACAGAGTCATAGAAGTTAAGTTCTTCATCGTAGGTTGTAGGCTCATCCTCGATGTTGTTTACGGATGTGTTTATAGTCAGAAACATATCCTGAGAATCGAGTCGTAGAGATCCGATTACGATGTCTTCTGTGTCAGTGTCCACTAAGGTTCCATTTATGTACTTCTTAATTATGTACCGGTTACCTATCCACTTGGTGAAGGCTCCGCTAACGTCCATTTGGATGTTGTGATGGTCAAAATCAATCTCGAACTTCAAGGTAACGTCACCAGCTAGTTGGTTTCTAGTGTCAGCCATAAATTTAGTTTGGTTAAAGAACACAGACTGCTCGGTGGGTGATGCAACTGTGTTGAAAGTATCTGCAACACCTGCTGGTACATCTACCCTACTAGCCACTAGATAGATCACTTCAACTTCTGTGAGTGGGTTATCTGTGTGTAAGTACCAAAGGGTTTCGTTTTGAGTCACCTTTGGATCTAGGTCTCCGAAAGTTGATATGCTTACGTTAGCTACAGTAGCCGGATTCAGATCTGTTTGGTCGAAGTCTACGCCTGTGATTGGTATGCCAGCATCGTCAGCCTCTGAAGGCGACAGGTACACTTTGTATCCTTCTGCGGCAGGTATGATAACTTTGTATTCGACTACGAAAGATGAATCTCTGGTGAAGTTTATAGCACCAGTCATACGATTATCTGGGATACCTTTTGGGCTACCTTGGATTCCACCTGCCGTAGTGTCACTTACATCATAAGGGCTAACGCCTGCCCCGAACACTCGACCGATGTAGCCACCACCAGCGGTAGCAGAGACAGTAGATGATACGATAGTGTCAGTGGCAGTAACCTCGGCAGGGTAGAATTCTCTTTGGCTAAAAGTATCATCAATCCAGCCACTAGCCGCACCAGCACCACTTAGATATGTAGGGCTAGAATGTTTCCATGCAGACCCTAGAAGTGAATTTGCTGAGTTACCTAGTTGTGGGTTAACAGATAAACCACTAGCCCACTCACACTGAGGAAGTCTAGGTAGTGTCGCAGTTCCAATGGTTGAGGTTGTAGAGGCTGAATTGGCACCTGCCGCAGATGTATCATCACCTGCACTTGGATACGTGAAGCTAATAGCAGCCGACTCTGACTGACCATCATAGTTCGTCAAGTTGATCGACGTTAGTGCTGCCGATACTACGTTGTCCGATTGATCCTGTAGGTTTAGTGGGGCGGCTAGAGTGTAGTCCAAACCTACATTTTCTGGTAGTATGGATACACTAACATCACCATATGAGTTAACTACAACTTGGACAAGAAGATCTACCTTGGTTCCAGCAGGTATACTCTCACGATTCCTGTTAACTGTAGTAGTGCCGAGGTTGTATCTATCTGGGTACTCGAAGTTGGCTCCTACTATGCGAGTGAATCTCTCATTGTAAACACCTATTCTATCTCTAGTGGTTACACTGTCGTTCCAGTTCTTGTCTATCTGACCATAGAACAAATCATATGACCCATCGAATGGAGTCCCAGACAATGTTACAGTGAGTTCACGAGGTGCCGTGAAACTCTCAGTCCTGTCGTAGGTTCGTGGGTTCAATGGCTCAGGAGCGAAACCCCCACTTAGTTTAAGACAGTAGTTAATGATGCTAACCACCGCACAGCAGCACCTAGCAATTGACATTCTAATTCTCATTGTATCCCCTTAAAGTTTAGTCTTCACATTCAGCACCAGTGATTCGCCAGATACCTTCATCGGCAAACCAAGTTATCATTACCTCCTTACCTGCTGATACATCAGTGGTTCCCGCCATCCAATCGAGTGAAACTGTCTCGTTCTCGATAGTTTCTACTCCATCCCGCCAGATACTAACTGTGCCAGTAGAACCTACAGAAATTAGGGAGTTAGTTTTGCCGATCTTGACAGTCTGGCCTGAAGCAACCAATACGATGAACCTATTATATTCGAGGGAGTAGGTTACCAGATGCTGTCCAGAGGGTATTGCTTCGCCTGAAGTGTTATAGACCTCGATCGCATATGCATCCTCATCCTTCTTAACATCAACCTCATCTCTATGTGCTGTAGAGTCTACTACACCATAATAAGCGTAGGCTATATGACTGCTCATAGTGGTAACGCCAGAAGATTCCGTGGCCGCTGGTATTGTCGTACCTACATTTGCTAAGAAGCTGGTTGGCCTCTGGCTCATGTCAACTGCGATAAACAAGGCTGCATCAGCCTCATAGCTCCCAACATCTGACACATCGTACGTGCTAACGATTTTAAAGTGTCCCACAGGAGCTATAACGTCCAAATCTGAACTTAGGGTGCGGTCGGGCACCATGTAGTACATAGAGTCAAAGGAGCCATCTCTGACGCTCTCCTCGCTGTTGTAGTACAAGTCCTGAGCTTCCACGGCTACGATAGCTATTCCAGCTATTACAATGCGACCGCCACTGTTGGCAGTGACACCCTCACCGAGAGTGAAGCCATAGTTTGCGTGCCTGTCCGTGTCAAGATACCACTCGTCTACTGGCTCAACTATGTACGAGGGGGTCTTGCTTATGATGTTACGGAACTCGACGTTCTTGACGATCCTGACTGGCTGGAATGCCCCGATATCATCAGAGTATTCCTTCAGGGTAGCCATAGCTGTGGTAGATCCTCGTAGCAATGGAGGCAACGGAGTAGATCCGATGATGCTATTGTAGAAGTCTTTGTGCATTCCGAGGAAGCCATTCCACTGTCCTGCCGAGATACCTCGGCTACTTCCAGCAGATGCATTCCTGTAGCTAATACCGCTTGCTCGCTTAGTCATGCTACACCCCTACCATTCCTAGTGTTGAAAAGTCTGACGTTTTATAAATGTCGTGTACGATATGCACGGCACTGAGTTTCCTCTGTGTTGTACGGTCATCGTTCACATCGTTGTCGATAGTTGTGGTCATGTGCTGTGCCCATATGTAGTCCCATCCATCTAAGGACTGCACCTGTACGGTAGCGGCACCAGATAAGTCGTTGTACATCTTGAACACTTCACCAGCAGTGTCTGGCCTGTGTTCGAAGGTGTAGGTTATATCCCAGTGACCATCGGATCTGTGGGTTCCATTCATACCTGAGAAGGCAACAGAGTTAGCAGGTAGCCCCCGCCAAGTCTCCTCATTGAGAGTCCATATCTGAGCGAACCTGTTCTTGAACCAAACATTAGTAGCCATGTTCCTATGGATGACAGTCTTAGCCGTGATAGTGATGATAGGGCGATTGTATTCAACGCCTTGAGGTTCTGACTCAGGGGACAGTTGGTTAATCGTATCTGTAACACCCGTCTTCCCATTGATCTTGGATGCCGTGTAGGTAGTACAATTGTTTGTGTTTACCTTGACATCTGTGATCGACGTGAACTGGAATGAGAACGAGGTCTCATCTTCTGGCTCTTTAGGCTCGGTTGCATCTTCACCAGATCCAGAACCACCCTCAGCTTGATCGGGCGTGTTCCAGACAACGTCTACACTGTAGTAGGTCTTCTGCGGGTCAGAGAACACAGGTGTGACCGTGAACTCAGGTAGTACGCATTGGTAATGACCAACAATTGTTCTTTGTGGAGCATATGCTATTACGGCAGCTAATGCGTCACTCGACTCAGTGTAGTCGAAGCAGTGATACTTTCGTGTCTCTGATGCCGACTTTGAGTTATAGGTTATTGACCTAGACTCTTGCATCTCAGTTATGTATGCCATTAGTTTACCCATACCCCTTTCTTCTTTTTAAGTAATTCCTTGGTCTCTTTCAAGACCGTTAGTTGATCCTTCTGAATCTGTAGGCTGTCCTTGGCTAAGTTAGCTCGAAGTGCTGCGGCTGAGTAGGCTCCGGTAGTTCCATGGGTGGTCTTCTCTGTGATAGTACCCATCTTCTCGACGAGGCTTTTCATATAAGCATCGCGTGTACCCTTAGCCCACCAACTCGTACCCTCTCGCTTAGCATTCTCGTAAGGTTTCGTGAACATGTTAGTCCATCCACCTTTAGCCTTAGCATCTGCCTCAGCCTTCTCCTTTTCCTTACGTTTCTTAGTGTTCTCTTCCGTCTTAGTTCTGAGGTCATCTATCTCCTTTTGGATAGATTCAGATGTCTCGTTACCGGAGAAGATCTTCTTTATGGTTTCTAAAGCCTCGTCTCGCTTCCTCGCAGCGGCATGGAAATCTTTCTGATTTTCTTCTTTAATTATCCGCTTCATCTCTGCCTTCTCTGCATCAGTGCCAGAACCTGCATCGATCATAGCTGCACCCATTGCGTATCTACCTACAGCAAATACTTTAGACATGAAAGAAGAAACCTCAATCCAACCTGTCATGATGTACTTGAAGAAGTCTGCCCAGAACCCTGTAAGGCTTTCAAGTAGTTCTACGGTGGCTAACTTGATGCTTAGTTTTATAACCTCTAACACAGTCTTAAAGTCACCGTTCTTCAATGCATCAGATATAACATCTGCGTTTCTGGCTAGGACAGCAAACAGTTTGTTAACCATCAAGAACAGAGATGTTATGATCCCCTTCAGGGCTACGAACTGTATAATGACTACTGCTACGGCTGCAAAGAATGCACCACCAGATATAGCGAACAATGCACTAGCCGCAGCTATGACACCGCCTATGACAGCGACTATGATATTGAAGGCAATTCCAAGCGACACAAGGAAACCTCCCAAAGTAGTAAGTACAGTCGATAGTATGGTAGATACACCTGCTATAGTTAGGAGGATCGCGGCACCAGATGCTAACGTAGCGAAGGTTCCCAATATCCATGTACTTAGACTCTCGAAGGTCTCTAGTAGCGGAGTTAGGTACGAGGTGAGGATAGTAACACCTTCTGTGACGGCAGCAATAGTGGGAACCATTGTTTCACCGAGGGCGATTACTACACCCTCAACCGCTGACCAGAATCGTCTCATCGTTCCACCTATGCCACCATCCAGTGTCGCGGCCACTAGCTTAGTGAAGCCATCTAGCTCACCCATGGCAGTAGCCATCTTCTTGATACCATCTGCACCTTCACCGCCGATCATAGCTGCATTGAGTCCAATCTTCCCGAAGGCATCATTGAACAAGCCCACGGCCTCTACGTTACCCATGCCTTTGGTCTGCTCATAGAAGTCATTTAAGAGCTGAGGTAGCCTCTTCATGTTTCCTTCAGCATCTGTGATTCCTACTCCAAGTTCCTCAGCAACCTCTGCTCCACTCTCTCCCATCTTGAGCAACACGTTCTTCATCTGTCGACCAGCGTTAGAACCCTTGATACCCATGTTAGCCATGATAGCTAGGGAGGCTGCTACGTCTTCAATTGACTGTCCAGTTTTGTTAGCGATAGGAGCAACCATAGTGAAGGCTTCGCCAATGTCCTGTGCGGACTGGAAAGATGCAGTGGCTGCATATGTCATAACGTCCGTCACATGTGCCATACCCTCTACATCAGTGTTAGCGATGCCAAATGCTGCGGCAGTGTTACCTGCAAGTTTAGCAGCTTCATCTGTCGCCATACTATTGGCACGAGCGAAGTCCAGCATGTTAGCCGTCTGTGCCTTAATGCCGTCACTCTTTAGACCTGCCTGAGCTAAGGTAGCCATGAGGTCAGATACTTCAATAGCTGTGAAGCTGGTTGTGCGTCCTAAGAATTTAGCTTCCTTGGTTAGCTCGGCCAGTTTAGATACATCGAAGGTAGAAGATCTAGCGGCAACCTTACGCATGTTGTCGTCCAGCTCTACGGCAGCAGATACTGTCTTCTTGATTCCTGCACCGAGTAAGGCAGCACCAACACCCATAGCTAGTCCAGCTCGTTGAGCCTTAACTGCTATGCGGTCTAGACCCTGAGCCATTTTAGACATCGCAGGTGACATCTGGTCTTTGAGTTCTAGGATTACGTTCGCTCTTGTTGACGGATTAGCCATTTAAAACCCTCTTGTTATTGTAGAAGTTGTGACCTGTCTTCTATTAGATCAGAGAACAGATACTTGAATTGTTTGATAACTTTCTTCTTCGGTGTTTCGAGGTAGTTCCTCTTCGGGTAATGACTCAACTTGTCAGTCATAGGCCAATCTATATGCTTCTGTAGAGCTAGCCCTGCCATGTGTGGAGGTAGCTGCTCAAGAGCCACAGGTAGGCTTACCATTCCGTGACCACCCATGTTGTGCATGACATCGCCATGGAAGTTAGTCTTAGCACCATAGCCACCTGCGGGGAACATGTCAGATCCAATTCTGAATCTGAAGTCCTGCTCTTTCGCGAAGGTGATATTCTGAAGACCTCGTTTACCTCTTGCCACTCGACGTGGTGGAGATCCTGCTGCGGATGGTTTACGGCTAGCCCAGTAGTAGCCCTTGTATCCCTGAACAGCTTTGTTCTTCCGTCCGAATCCTCTACGCATGTCAGTTCTACACCACGCTGCGGCCTTCCACATAGACTTCTTAGCGTTCTTTAGGATCTTAGCATGTTGGTTCATAGACCACGTAGAGAATGCCTGCTTGCCTGTCAGCCTGCCAACCTTGAATTTGACAGAGAAGGCAAACGGGTTCATTCCATATTGTGCCATCTTTACTCCTCGAAATAGTTCTTCAGTGAATGCAGATGTTCTTTTGTCATCTCTTGTTTGTTCTCTGCGATGTCGAACTTGTGGAAGGTTTCCATTCGTACATTCTTAGCCCCTTGCCCTGCTGCATATGTAGCACACCAATAGGCTAGCCTGTCCCAGTTCTCTCTCTCACAACCTTCTCGCATCATGACAAGTTGGTGCATTTTGAAAGGTCGGGGATCTAGTTTTAGAATCCCCGCTGTCTCCCAAATGTACGCATAGATGTCTACATTTTCTCGTTCAACATCTTGTCCATCTCTACCATCATCTTCTTCTGAATTTCTACTTCGCTTGATGCTATCTTCTCGACTGTCTTCTCCATGCCCACCTTCACGGAGTCTAAGATAATCCGCATAGCTTTCTGCTTGTGGGCTGGTAAAAAAAGCACTACAGCTTCTAGGAATGCTGAGGTAGCGTCCGAGATTACTTCGCCATTGATACCTTCATAGAAGTTGTCAATGGTCATGCCTTTTTCAGTTAACTGTCCACGTACCAGAGTCTCTAGCATTTGAAGTAGAGTGTCTAGGTTCTCGTGAGCTGCGATAGTTGCGATCCAGTTGTCCTCTTGACTGAATGCGTCAGAGAGATCGATGTTGTGCTTAGACTTGAATTCGAGGTAGTGTGCGATGTTAATATCTAAGTGCCACTCGATTCCGTTTTTGTCTTTGAAGTTAGTGATGTTCATTGTTGCCCCTTTAAGGTTTATAGTTCCATGTTAAGATCAGATTCGATCTCGATTAACGTCTCTGGTTTGTCGATGACTTTAAATACATCTTCGACGGTTGTGTGAATTGGTAGTTCTAATGCATCAGCCGCTTGGTGGCTTAGCTGAACTGTACTCTTAGGATTTAGCATCCTGAGCCATTGTAGATCTTCGATGATTGCGTCCATTGTATCTCCTAAGAAAGAAAAGAGAGGGCTACCCAATGTAACCCTCTCATAGTTCGACTGTGATTAGCTCCAGACTGGGGCACCACCGACACTGTCCTTGCAAGGGCAGAATGCAACGTCGATGGTCATGCCATCGGCGAGTGGGGCTGAGAAGTCTGCTTTGCTGCACTGTGCGGTCATGTAGAGACCTTCGCCAGCAGCAGAGTGGAGTACAGCAATTGTCATAACGTCTCTGTCGATACACTTGTTAATGAAAACCTGCGTGTCGGCATTGTACGTCAATGTAGCCGTTACTTCAGCTTCGATCATCGAAGGACAGTAACGCTTGAAGCGTGAGCCTCTGTCAGTTACTTCCGTCTTGTCGACGCTGATAGTTGCGTTTACGTCTCTTGCACCAGTGATGGCTACGAGAGTAGTGGCTAAGCTAGGGTCTGCGTTAACGTTGTCAGACCACTGAAGTACACCGTCAAAACCTGTTGGGTTTGTAGTAGGCATTTAAGTATTCCTTATACTAAAGTTGTCCAAGCGGGAACGCTGCCTTGCGATGCAGGTGCGAAGGATACAGAGTAAGTCTGGCCTTCCTGCAAAGGTTGAGCAATGTCATTAGAAAATACGTAGGCATCAAAAGCTAGACCTTCAGATCCGGCTTCGATAGCTCCGTCGAACACACCAACGACGAGTCGTGTGCGGCCAATGCAGGCTGTTCTAATAGTAGATTGGATAGTTGAGTTCGGGTCGTAAGTGAATGTAGAAGTGATCTCACAATCGAGACCAGCCATTACATAACTCTTAAACGGCGAAGTTCTATCCGAGGTGTCTGCCTTGCCAGATGAAATGCTTGCGTTCAGATCGCGGGCACCATCAACGGCAGTGTAAGATGCAACGGCTGTAAGAGTAGCGTCTGCTACACCCACACCTAATGCACCATCAAATCCTGTACATGCCATGGTTATTAAGTCCTGTTCTTATAGAAACGGTAATTGAAATTTGTAATGCAAAACATCACGTTGGCCGAATTGACTTGTTCTGGATCGAAGATCACATCCATGTCAAACGGTGGGACTAGAGTGAACTTGCCATCGACAGTTGTGATGTTCTTGTTGGCTTGCCTAAGCAACCAATCCTGAATGTCTTCTGCCATGTTGACTGCGGCCTCTTGATGAGCAATCTCAGTAACTGGGTAGGTAAGTCCTACGCCAATCCTGTACTCGATCCAGTCACCGCCTCTGTCCTGCTCTACTGATGTCATGCCCTGTAAGGCAACAATGATTCGAAGGTCTAAACCTTCAAGGGTTAACTTCGGTACGAGTTGACGTTCAACAGTTGCCGTACCAAAAGTAGACTCCTGTAGCTTAGCTACAACAGCATCTGTTAAGTTTACTCCTACGCCCATTATATCTCCTTGGTATGAACTCGCCAAACAGTGGAGTTTGCATCTGCGGATTCCGCAACACCGTTACCTTGTGATTCGACGACTTGGAATGTTTTGACTTCACCATTCATAACTTCTGTGATGATGTCGTACTGCTTAGGATCAACTGCGACCCCGTTAACTGTGTACGCATCTTTGTCAATGATGTAGTCCCTGTTCTTTGTATACAGAGTTGAGCCATCGGTCTCAAAACTCATTGAACCTGAGAAGCCAACGGTGGCCGTAAAAGGGGCAGAGACAGCAATGCCTCTACCCACAGTTACGGTTACACCTCTGACTATCTTTTGAGCCACCCTGCCTGCTCTGTAAGCTCGATAGGCTGGGTTAGTCATTTAATTATACCTTAACAGCTTCAGTGTTGAGGATAGCGTCAGTCGTGATGACTGGAACGCCAGCAGCGTCAGCAACCAATGGAGCAGGGGCACCAGTGGCGTTAGTTGCAGTTCGTGAAGAACGAAGTGCGAACTGTGACTTACGGTTCATGATGCAAAGGTCAGGAGAGTGTCCAGCAGGGAAACGCTCAAGAGCTTCGTAGATCAAGTCGTCTGTCAAGCCGTTAGTAGCGTCAAGGTTGACGATACGAACTACGCTGAACAAGCTACCGAAGAATCCAGCGAACCAACCACAAGCTGGTGTGTAGTATGCTGGGTAGTTCTTGCCAGAACCATCGATGAAGTTCTGAACAACGGTCTCACCAAGTTGAACTCCGCTGTCGCCTTTGTAAACCAAGCCGCACTCAGCAGAGTTACGACGAAGCATGTAGACAGAGGTAGTTGCACCAGCAGCAGAACCGCCAGCGTCAACAACCATTTCGTCCGAGATACTTCCAAGGTTGCTGCTGTTAGCAAGACCAGAGAAACCATCAGCGTTAAAGCCAGTTCCGTTGATCCACTGGTTCTCTAGGTTGAACATAGCCGACTGTACGTGACGCATACCTTCGCGTGCGATGTACTGCTCACGTCCACCAGAAAGTCGTGAAGAATCTGCGACTGCTTTATCGACAGCCCAAGACCAATCGAGGATCTTGAGGTCAACGGTGTCAATGCGATCAACCGAATGATCGAAATCGCGACCAGCGTTCTCGGTACGGAATCCGGTAACGGGAAGCTGAGTCATAACGCTCTGCTTATGGACAATTCCGTTGGAAGCAGGAATAGCAGGAAGAGCTGCGATAACTGGTGCGGCTGCACGTACTTCCGAAGTCTCGCGACCGCTAAGATCGTAGGCATCAGAAACCATGTCCGCTACTGTTAAAAAATCGTTCGCCATCTGTAGTGTTCCTTAAATAGGAGGTAGTAAAAAGAGTCCGCACGGAAGGGACTCAGGGAAAATGTTTAAC